TCAAGATAGGCGACCACGTCCGTGGGACCGCAGGCAGCCAAGGATACTACACGCAGCCCGGCGAACTGCTGGAGGCCGTTGTAACTGATCTCAACCCGGATGGAGATGTCCGGATACGTGTCATCAGGCACACAAGGTATGAGGCGAAGACGCTGCCAGAATTTGAAGTCGTGGCTGGGGAAATCGAATTAATTGAAGAGGAAGGAGGATAATGGTGAAACACGTTGTCTTGTATAGTGGCGGCCACAGTTCCGCATTGGCTGCCATAGAAACCGTCAGACAGTACGGCCCGGAAAACGTGATATTGCTGAATCACGATATTAATCCGCGCACAGAGGATGCGGATATCAAGCGGTTTAAGCGGGAAGTTGCGGAGTACCTTGGCCTGCTAATCACATACGCCAATATGGCGGACGTGAGCCAAAAAGATCATTTTGACGTGTGCGTCGAACAAAAGGCGTTTAAGTACGGGATGCAATCATCTGCGATCTGCACACGCAAACTTAAAACGGAGCCGTTCGCGCGCTGGCTATCTGGCCAAGATAGCAGCAGCCTCGAACTTGTGTATGGGTTTGACGAAACTGAGCAAAAGCGTATCGCACGGCGAACACGGATTATGGGGGGAGCAAGGATACCGATGTGTCTACCCGTTAACGTCCCAAATAGAATTACGCAACATCGAAGATATCGGCATCCGTAGGCCAGATACATATAAAACGTACAGACATGCAAATTGCATTGGATGCTTAAAAGCTGGGCGGCAACATTGGTACTGTGTCTACTGTCTGCGTCCTGATATATGGGACAAGGCCAAATGGGCGGAACAAAAAATCGGATATACCATCCTGAAAGGCACACCCTTGTCCCTACTGGAACCCATGTTTGCTGAGTTAAAGCTATGTCAATTGCAGGCAACCGAGTTGATCAAGCCGCAAACATTTTGGGCGTCAGCTAGACGGTTGCTTGCCCAAAACACAAAAACCGCCGCTCCCGACACGGCAATTGTCAGAAGCGGCACGTAAGAAAACCCGAATCAAAAAGGCGGTCCTTACAGCTACAGTGTAGCATTGGGGGCGCTGGAAGTCAAGGAGGCATATAAAATATGACCTTTGCCGAACGGGACGAACTCGCGATGGAGCTCTGGAAGGAGGGAGAAAACCATGTATTACGAAGGGATTGGCCCGGAGCGCGGAAAGCGCGTCTCCGGCGAAGACGCGCCGGCTTATGCAATGGTACGTTGCGGGATCGGCCGGATGCAGGATACCCCGGAAACGCCGGAGTTCCTGACAGCCCTTGTGGATTGGTATTTCTCGGGCAACTGGATCCGGAGGGAGGGTGATCCGCATGATTCCTGACCGCGGAGTTGACTTTTACATAACCGGTACGGAAATCGTGGAAGTCCATTTCCCCAATGGGGATCTCGCTTGCCAGTGGTGCCCCTTTTGCAAGCGGAAAACCTTCCGCGGAAATACCCGCGTTATCTGCGTCAAGACCTATGAACCGCTCAATGAGATTTATGAAACCCGGCGGGGCGACGACTGCCCGCTGGCTATTCAGGAGGTGGATACATAATGGGAATCCCTGTCCTGATCCTCGGGGAATCCGGCAGCGGGAAAACAACCGGCCTGCGCAATTTTGAACCGGGGGAAATCCTGGTCTTCAGCGTGGCCAACAAGCCCCTGCCATTCCGCAAAAAACTCAATACTGTCAAAAACGCGACCTATGGATCCATCGGCGCCGCACTCAAGCAGAAGCAATACAAGCGGTATGCTATCGACGACAGCCAGTATCTGATGGCCTTTGAACTCTTTGACCGCGCGAAGGAAACTGGCTATGGGAAGTTTACGGATATCGCCGTGCGCTTCCGTTCCATGATCGACTACATTTCCCGGGATCTGCCGGACGATACGATCGTCTACCTGCTGCACCACAGCGAGATCACAGACAGCGGTAAAATCAAGGCCAAGACTGTAGGTAAAATGCTCGATAACCAACTCACCGTTGAGGGCCTGTTCTCCGTCGTCCTGTATTGCAGGTCAGACGGGCATCGATATCACTTTGAAACCCAAACCGATGGGTATACAACGGCGAAATCTCCTAAAGATATGTTCAATCTTCTGGAAATCGACAACGACCTGAAGATGGTGGACGGTGCCATCCGGGAATATTGGGGTTTAAATACTGAAAAATAACAGGAGGAGTACATACGATGAAAGCATTCAATGGATACGAGCCGAAACGGAGCTATGTCAGGGAGCAGCTGCCCGCGGGCGGCTATGTGGTCAAAATCATGGACGTAAAGCTCGTGCATAACGACTGGGGTGACATTCTGCTCCTGAGCTTCGATGTGGAAGAGGGCGACAAAAAAGGCTTCTTCCGAGACGACTACAGGGGCCAGACGTATGAAGACAAGAAATGGCGGGGAACCTACCGCCTGCGCATCCCCGCAGACGATGGCAGCGATAAGGACGCATGGGCGAAAAACGCCTTTAACAACGCTATGTTTGCCTTTGAAGACAGCAATAAGGGTTTCCGCTTTGACTGGGACGAGAACAAGCTCAAAGGTCTGTTGGTAGGCGCGTTGTTCCGCAACGAGGAGTGGGAGATGAACGGACGGACTGGCTGGACCACAAAATGCTGCTCGCTTATTCCGGCGGATGATATCCGCAGTGGAAAGTTTAAAACGCCGAAGGATAAGCCGCGTCAGGACAGACCGGCGTCAACGCCTTTTGAAACAACCGGCCCTAAGGATTTCGAGGCGCTGGACGATGATGACGACCTCCCGTTCTGAGCGCGATGGCGGAATACAACCATTTTGAGATTGAACGGATGCTGGAGAGCATGGTGGTGCTGGTGGATACGCGGGAGCAGGATACCCCTGCCCTGCGGCGCCGCCTGAAGGCAATACAGTATCCGTATGAGCGCTGCAAGCTTGACTATGGGGACTACTCCTGCCGGTTTGTAAGCCCAGCGGGAGAGCCCATTAGCGCGGCAGGCAAAATCTGTATTGAGCGCAAGATGAACCTTGACGAGCTCTGTGCCTGCTTTACACGCAGTCGAGCCCGGTTTGAGCGGGAATTCATCCGGGCCAGAGAGGATGGGGCCAAGGTCTACCTGCTAGTAGAAAACGCGAACTGGGAAAAGGCGCTCAGCGGCGCCTACCGCAGCCGGCTGAACCCTGCCGCGCTTACCGCATCCCTGCTGGCCTGGAGCGGTCGGTATAACCTTGTTCCTGTCTTTTGCCGGAGTGAGACCTCCGGGGAACTGATCGGCAGGTTCCTGCGCTATGAGCTCAAAACGATTCTGGAGAGGGGCGAACTGTGATGCTGAAAAATGGATATATCAAGCTTTACCGCTCGCTCCTCGACTGGGAATGGTACGACGATACCGTCACCAAATGTCTGTTCTTGCATCTGCTCCTGACCGTCAACGCCTACGATGAGGATTGGAAAGGAATTGTTATCAAACGCGGTTCCCGTGTTTCCTCATATACCAAACTATCCGAGGAATTACATTTTACAATTAAGCAAATTCGGACAGGGATACAACACTTAGAACGGACAGGCGAAGTGGCAAGGACGGCATATCCAAGATTTACTGTATTTACGGTCACAAACTACGATGCCTACCAGACCAGAGGGCAGGCAAAAGGGCAAGCAAAGGGCACGCAACCGGGCAGGCAAGGGGCAGGCAAAGGGCAACAAAGTAAGAATATAAAAGAATATAAAGAAGAGAAGAAAGAAAGCGCGCGCGTCCAGCGCAAAAACGCCGGAGCGCCCGACCGGGGAAAAATCGATTTTTGAAAGGATGCGGGAGTGATGGGCTACGAGCTGAAACCATCGGACGTGTATGACCTGGCCCGCGTCCTGGACGCCGACGTCCACGAAAAAGGCGGGGAGCTTTTCTTCACCTACTGCCCATACTGCCGCGGCGGGGAAAGCAGGGATAAGAACACCTTCTCCGTCAACCTCACCAGCGGGGCCTTCAAATGCTTCCGCAGCGGATGCGGGAAGGCCGGGCATTTCGTGGAGCTGGCCCGGGATTTTCATTACCAGCTGGATTTTGGCAATACCACCCGCCCGAAGGTGTATCGGGAGCTGCCCCAGCGCCCGATCCCCATCCGGAAAGGCGCGGTTACATATCTCCAGTCCCGCGGCATTGGCCGGGCAATTGTGGAGCGATACCGTATCACCACCCGTAGGGACCGGCCAGACATCCTGGTCTTCCCGTTTTACGACGAGAACAACGTTCTGGCTTATGTCAAATACCGCAACACGAGATTCAACGGCAAAGGCAACAAGGAGTGGTGTGAAAAAGACGCAAAGCCGGTCCTCTTCGGCATGGCGCAGTGCGAAGGATTTGACCGCCTGGTTATCACCGAAGGCCAGATTGACAGCCTGACGCTTGCAGAGTGCGGGGTTCCCAATGCGGTCTCCGTCCCGAACGGCTGCAATGGCTTCACGTTCCTGGAAAACGTGTGGGACTGGATCGTGCAGTTCAAAGAGATTGTCGTTTTCGGCGATTGCGAGCACGGAAAGATCACACTGCTGGACACCTTGCAGCGGCGGCTGCCGAACGTCGTCAAGGCGGTCCGCATGGAGGACTATCTCGGCGAGAAGGATGCGAATGACATCTTCCGCCGGTACGGGAAACAGGCGATCATTACCGCCGTGGAGAATGCGGAAGTGCCGCCGGTGAGCAACGTCAAGCGCCTGTCCGACGTGGAGAGCGTGGATATCTACAGCCTGCCGCGAATCTTCTCCGGGATTCCGGAGCTTGACCGCATTATCGGCGGTTTCTACTTTGGTCAGGTGATCCTGCTCACTGGCCGGCGAGGCGAGGGTAAGTCCACCTTCATGGGGCAGCTGATGGCAGAGGCGCTTGACCAGGGTTATTCCGCCCTGGCCTACAGCGGCGAGCTGCCGGACTACCATTTTCGCCGGTGGATCGATCTGCAATTGGCGGGACCCGATCATATCGTCGAAAGCCGCAATATGTTCGATGAACCTGTTTACTCTCTGGCTCCAGGCATGTCGGAACGGATTGGCCTCTGGTATCAGGACCGGGCATATCTCTACGACAACAATGCTGTGGACGGCGAGGAATTGGAAAGTCTGACAGAGACGATTGAACATACGATCCGACGGTACGGGGTGAAATTTATCTGCATCGATAACCTGATGACAGCAATGGACGTAGAGGTAAAGGAGGACCTGTACCGGGCACAATCCGCATTTGTTAAGAAACTAAAGCAGATCGCGGTGCGGCATGATGTGGTGATCCTGCTGGTCGCCCACCCGAAGAAGACACGGGAGCAGCTGGAGAACGATGATGTATCCGGCAGTTCAGATATCACGAACCGGGCGGATGTGGTGCTGACGTATTCCAGCAACGCAGACAAGCATGAGGATAACCCGGAGGATTGCGACAGCAAACTGTCCGTCCTGAAAAACCGCCTGACCGGGCGGATCACCCGCAAGGGGCAGGAAGTCGAGTTGTACTTCAGCCGGAAATCAAAACGGATTACGAGCAAAAAAGGCTTTGAAAGCGGTGTAAAGGAATACGGCTGGCTGAAAGAGAAAACCGCCCCAGGTAGCCGGGATGATTTTGAGGAGATACTGTGAGGTGTGTCATGGAGTTGCAGGAAATTGAGCGGTGCGCGATGCACAACGAGCCTCTGCCTGACGGCCTTGGGCAGCCGGAGCAGTATGCATATCTCTGCCTGCGCAGGCTGTACCAGGACTATTACAGCAAGCGGATCCCAAAGGAGCAGGCACAGCGGGAGAAGAAGCAATACTGCCGGTCTTACCGGGAGGCGCAAGGCAGGGAGCAAAAGCGGCTGGAGGCCATGCGTGGGCAGCTGGAGGCGGTGAAAGCTTCCGGTTGTGTCCTGACACAGATTATTCAAACGGCCGATACGGCAGACCTGTCCAACCTCCTTCTCTCCTCGATAAAATGCCTGTGTCTACTGCGGGGCGAAATGGTCAGTTATGGGCTCATTGAGCAGAAGATCAACGAACGGAGGCAACCCGATGCGAAAGGTCAGGAAAAGCAAACCGCCGGAACAGGCGATTAAGCAATACACGTTATATCACACGGTCGTATATACCTGCCCGGAGTGCGGGCAGAGGATTGCTTATGAGGAGGCACAATGATGAAACGGAAAATCCGCTACATGGCGTATAGCGCCATATATACTGCCCGTATCCACGCCAATGTGTTGTGTCGGTTAAGATTCCTGGCAATCAAGGCCATTGCAAAGCCGGAATACTGGCCGTTACATTACAAATGGTGCCCTACATGCAAATATCGCTGTTTGCAGCGAGCGGGAATTTATGAGCGAGCACGCGATGCATTGGCAAAATACGGAATATACATTCCAGCATCGCCAACAGAAACGGAGATAAGGGAGTGATATTATGGCCGAGAGGCACTTTTGGGAATCAAGGAGGTGAAGGGGTAGAGATGGCGAAATTTTTTATGGACGGAAAAGTCTATGATACCGAGCAAGCTGAGAAGGTATTCGCTTCACGTGGTTATGGATTTATGTTCGAACTGCCGGAAAATCTTGCAATTTATCACACGAAGGCAGGAAATT